AAAAAAAAGCTGTAGAAAAAATAGCAAGAGATTTAAAATTAAACATTGGTAAAATTAGTGATGATGCAACTAATTTTAAATATGGCGTACAAGAGTTTCAAAAATTAGATATGAAAAAGGAGATAGCTAAGTCTTTAGAAAACTATCAGTTTTTAAGTAAAAATTTTCAAGACTATGCTAAAAAAAATCCTGAATTATTTAAAACAGCAGGTGTAAGCACACAACAAACTTTTACAAAATTAGATAATGTGAAGGGTTTATCCGCTTTTATGAAAAATTTAGGAATAAAATGTAGACTTGCTAATGGTGTTAATTGTAATATGCCACAAGCATACCAAAAGTCTATTAATGAGCTAACACAGAAAGCACAACAAGGCGATACAGCAGCCAGAGCAAAACTTACAAATTTTACTAACAAAGCTGCCGCTGCAGGTAGATTAGTAAAAAATGCGTTGGGTCCATTAGCAATCGCAAGTGAACTTGCAATAGAAGGTGGTATCGCATTAAATAAAACTTTACAGACAGGTGTGCCACTTAAAACAGCATTTGCTGATTCAATTTTTAATATGGCTTTAGGTCCTAAATTACAGATTGATAAAGAAGCAGAACTTGCAAAAGAATTTGCAAAAGGTGAGGATTTTGCAATGGCAGAACGTGGTAGAAGAATGTTCTTACCAGAAGGAGCTCCTAGAGAAGGTCAGTTAAGTGTTCCTGAAGAGAGAAGATTAAAAAACAGAATGCAACAGATGGAACAGGCTTTTCCAACTACGTCGCCACAAGAGATTGATGAAATATTAAAAACACAAGATATGACAATTCAAGATTTTGGTATGACATATCCACAGATACAAGATTTTATAAAACAAGATCAACAGATGCAGGCAATAGCAGATGCGGGTGGAGTTGCTAATTTAGCAGGTGGTGGTATAGCAAAAGAGGCAGGCGATTCATCAGGTAGACCACCAGAATCAGGACCAAACTCACAAGGGTTGCAAGGTCTATTAAAACGTGTTAGAAACTTATAGGAGTATAAATGGCAGATATAGACAAAGGACTCCCGAACACAAGAACAAAACTTGAAGTTCCTTCAGAAGAGGAAATACAAGAAGTTACTGTTCAGGAAGAACAACCAGAAAAAGGACCAATAGAAGTTGTACCTGAAGAAGATGGTGGTGCAACAATCGACTTTGAACCGGGAGCTATCAACATACCGGGAACAGAATCACACTTTGATAACCTAGCAGATATTTTACCAGATGATGTGTTAGAGCCAATCGGCAGCGAGATGACACAAAATTATATGGATTACAAAACTTCCAGAAAAGAATGGGAGCAATCCTACATACAAGGTTTAGATCTTTTAGGATTTAAATATGAAAATAGAACTGAACCGTTTCAAGGAGCAAGTGGTGCAACACACCCTGTAATGGCAGAAGCTGTTACTCAGTTCCAAGCACAAGCTTACAAAGAATTATTACCAGGTGATGGACCTGTTAGAACACAAATTATTGGTGTTAAAAGTCCTGCAACAGAACAGCAAGCAACACGTGTTAAAGACTTTATGAATTATTTAATTATGGATCAAATGAAAGAGTATGAAGCAGAGTTTGACTCAATGCTATTTCATTTACCTTTAGCAGGATCTACTTTTAAAAAAGTTTATTATGATACAAACATAGGACGAGCAGTTTCTAAGTTTGTACCTGCAGATGAATTAATCGTTCCGTACACAGCTACCTCATTAGATGATGCGGAAGCGGTTATTCATACAATTAAAATTTCTGAAAACGAATTAAGAAAACAACAAGTTAATGGTTTTTATCGTGATGTAGAACTTGGACCTCCAGGTACAGATACAAATGATGAACTTGCAAAAAAAGAACGTGAACTAGAAGGTGCAAAGAAAACTGGAAAGAACGAGCCAGTTTACACATTGTTAGAGTGTCATGTGAATTTAGACTTAGAAGGTTTCGAAGAAGTTGGTGCCGATGGGCAACCAACAGGAATAAAATTACCTTACATCGTAACTGTTGAAGAAGGTAATAGGAAAGTTCTTTCAATCAGAAGGAACTTCGCGCCCAATGATCTAAAGAAACGTAAGATCCAATATTTCGTCCACTTCAAATTTCTGCCAGGACTAGGATTTTATGGCTTTGGACTCATTCATATGATTGGCGGATTGAGTCGTACGGCAACGGCGGCTCTCCGTCAATTATTAGATGCGGGTACCCTATCAAACTTACCAGCAGGATTTAAACAAAGAGGTGTAAGAGTTAGAGATGAGGCATCACCAATACAACCAGGTGAATTTAAAGATGTAGATGCACCAGGTGGATCTTTACGTGATGCATTCTTTCCATTACCATACAAAGAACCGTCTCAAACATTATTAAATTTATTAGGTATAGTTGTACAAGCTGGTCAAAGGTTCGCGGCTATTGCTGACATGCAAGTGGGAGATAGTAATCAACAAGCTGCAGTTGGTACAACGATTGCATTATTAGAACGTGGATCAAGAGTAATGTCTGCAATACACAAAAGATGTTACGCAGCTATGAAATCTGAATTTAAATTACTTGCAAAAGTTGTAACGCAGTATCTACCACCTGAATATCCATATGATGTTGTTGGTGGTGCAAGAAATATTAAACAAACAGATTTTGACGACAGAGTAGATATTATTCCTGTAGCGGACCCTAATATATTTTCTATGTCACAAAGAATTACATTAGCGCAAACACAATTACAGATCGCAACATCAAATCCACAAGCACACAACATGTATCAAATATACAGAAACATGTATGAAGCGATCGGTGTAAAAAATATTGATGCAGTATTACCACCACCTGCACCAAACGCACCAATGGACCCAAGTATGGAGCATATTAATGCAATGGTAATGAAACCTTTTCAAGCTTTTCCTGGTCAAGACCATCAAGCACACATTACAGCTCATTTAAATTTTATGTCGACTAATATGGTTAGAAATAATCCACAAATTATGGCTGCAATACAAAAAAATATACTAGAACACATTTCAATTATGGCGCAAGAGCAAGTTCAACTTGAATTTAGAGAGCAAATGCAGCAAATGATGCAAATGCAACAGATGGCAGCTGGAAATCCACAAGTACAACAGCAATTACAGATGCTTACAAACCAAGTTGAAGCAAGAAAAGCGGTGTTGATTGCTGAAATGACTGAAGATTACATGAAAGAAGAGAAAAAAATTACATCACAATTTGATTCTGACCCACTATTGAAGCTAAAATCACGTGAAGTTGACCTTCGAGCAATGGAAAACGAGCGTAAAAAGAACGCTGATGAAGCAAATCAAGATTTAAACAGAGCAAAATTGATGCAAGCGAGAGATTTAGCCGAAGATAAGCTAGATCAAAACGAAGATTTAGCAAAATTACGTGCTGGAGTTAGTCTTGCAAAGCAAGGTGTACAACAAGCTCAAGTTATGATAGGAGAAGACGAATAAAAAGGAGCAAAAAATGCAAAAACTTAATAATATTAAAATTAGTTCAGTTCCAGATCAAAAAGTTGAGATAGATCCAAGATCTAAAACAACTGCTGACAAAGCATTTAACTTTATTGCTAAACCTGAAGAGGTTAAAGTAAATGGCACTAAAAGAATGCTAGCTGAAAAAAGAAAAACTGCAATAGTGGTATAATTTATGTGGTTATCGGCAATAAAATTAGCCGTTTCTGCTGGTAGTAAGATTTATGCTAACAAGCAGAGAACGAAAATGGCAATGTCTGATGCACAATTAATGCATGCAGAAAAAATGGCCCGAGGTGACGAAGCTTACCAAGGAAAATTATTAGAAGCCAGACAGTCAGACTGGAAAGACGAGGCAGTTTTAATAATTCTCAGTTTGCCCGTCTTGGTGCTCGCTTGGGCAGTGATATCGGACGACCCATCTGCGATGGACAAAGTAAAATTGTTCTTCGAGATGTTCTCGCAGCTCCCGTCATGGTTCACAAATCTTTGGATCCTTGTTGTTGCGAGTATTTATGGTATAAAGGGAACACAAATTTTTAGAAACGGAGGAAAAAAATAATGGGAGTTTATAGTTACGGACTTAAAGGTGTAGTTGCTGGTGCTAAAGTTGTAAAAGATGTTGCAAAAAAAATTTTTACAAAAAAAAGTCCAGATATTAAATATGTTAAACCTGGAAAAAATTTAGCAAAAAAAAGAAAAATTCAAGACGAAAAAACTCAAACCACATCTCAAATAGTAGAGGGTCTTAGCCCTGAAGGTAAGAGAAATGTTAGAACTGAAAATCCATTGGCTAGATTTAATGAAAGAATAGCTAAAATATATGATAAAAAAGCTAAAGGTGGTAGAGTTGGTTTAAAAGCTGGAACTAATCCATTTAAGAAAAAAACAAACGCACAAAAAATTAAAGAAACATTCGGTCCTAAAAAAAGAATAAATGCTAAAGGCGGAAAATTAATAGGTGGTCAAAAAAATATAGATGTGGCAGCACCGTTTGGTAAAATAACAGGTAAAGATTTTGCAAAATTAAGAAGTAAAAAAACTAAAAAGAAGGTAATATAATGGCTAAACTATGTCCAAGAGGTAAGGCCGCAGCGAAGCGAAAATTTAAAGTGTACCCATCGGCCTATGCCAATATGTATGCTTCAGCAGTATGTTCGGGTAAAGTTACACCAGGTGGTAAGAAGAATAGAAAAAAAGCTATGGGTGGTGGAATGATGAACAGACCAATGTATGGTAAAGGCGGCGGAGTTTGCATTAAAGGAATGAATAGACAGGCTGTTGGAAAGAACTCGTAATGAGAACTTACTACTCAAAAGGCGGAGGACTTAGAGAATGGGTCAAACAAAATTGGGTGGACATTGCAAATAAAAAATCAGATGGCTCATATCCAAAGTGTGGAAGAAGTGGTGGAGAAAAAAGAAAAAATTATCCTAAATGTGTACCGATTGCAAAAGCAAGAGCTATGAGCAAAGGACAACGTGCGGGTGCAGTAAAAAGAAAACAAGCAAAAGCAAATACAGGTCCTACACCTAGTAGAGCTGCAACATTTGCAAAGAAAAAGAAAATAGCATAATGAGAAGACGAGATAGACAACCACCAAAAACTAAAAAGTATTTCAGATCTACAAAGTCTGGAGCAGGGC